AAACTTTTTATTCTTTTGGGTGCTTGGAAGGGTCTGCATAAGAAATTTTTAGAAGACAGAAAGTATGGCAATAAGTACAGAAACAAAAACAGAAAAAAGCTGAGGTCATACCATAGGCATTACAAACGAAAGCATAGGCCACAAAATTGGAGACTAAAACCAAACAACCCCCGATGATTACGAAGTCGGGCAAAAGTATTGCGCATATTGACCCGTCAATGTTTGACGGGAAGTATGACAACCTTGAATCTTTCCTTATTGCTTTCGACCCGAACTCATTAAAGGTGTTTAGGTCAGTAATAAGGAAAATTCATCATTGGAGATTTGACAAAAAATTTTAACAACATAAGGAAAGCATAAAATGGATATGAAATATTATAAAGACTTTAAAATGTACGGAGAAAAACAAATACGCGATTGGAAAGAGTTTAAGTTTGATAGAAACGAACTCACCCCGCCAAGCGGTCAGTCTGCGTTCTCAGAAAAAGAAAATAAAATATTGGACGGAATTGGTGAGTTTATAGAATCTCAAATTGATGCTTACCCTAGCAACAAGTTTAAACATTACGATATATTGCAAGAATGTTTGCTTGCATCGCTTAGAAACTATAAGAAAAACAATAGCGAAACTAAGAAAAATGAAGACTATATTGAATTTTTTATGTTTGAAATACTTGAAAAAGCTGTAAAAGATATCAAGATAAATTATTGCAGTAGCTTACCCGAAAGTTTGCCTAGTGTTATAGATGAAATGTCTCCCTTCCCGCCATCGCACCAAATTGAAAGAGATTAACAAAAGAGAAAAGGGCAAGGGGATGAGACTTGCCCTTTTCTGTAGGTTGCTGAAAGGGAGACAACCTACAAAAGTAGTACAATAAGCACCACTTTATGTCAATTATATCATAATTTTATCTTTGCCATTTAGATTGATTGTTCAATATATAGTTTAAAATATCTTTTAAAATGCTGGTGCTAGGCCTATCAATTGGTTCATCATAAATAACTGAGTTCCTAAGTATACTAACCTTATCTTTAAATTTATTTTCCACAAATTTATCAACAGACCTAATCTTTTGTATAGCATCTATCTGCTTGCTTGACATATAAGATTTCCCCTCACTAACTCTTTCAGAACTTAAATTACTAACCATGCTAGATGTTCTTATGGAAGTTACCGCCAATCCATAATACCATTCGGCCACTTGGTATTCAGTATCATAAATATCCCCATTTAAAACAAGTACGTCTATAACCCTCTGATCTAATCTTCTTGATCGTGGAATAAATTTTTCAGCCCACTCTACTCTGAACACCCCATGTTTGTTCTTAATTTGGAGGCCACCCCTCCCAGTATTTTCTGGTTTCTTTTTATTGTGTATTGACTGTTTCATATATATTTTTTTGTTTCGCTGCGAAGCTACGCTTAGTACCTGAACCTTCTTTACTTAACATTTACTATTCAATGTATAAAAAAACTCACAACGTGGTGCGCGGGGCGAAGTACGTTTAAATGTATATTCACTTATCATCAACCACATTAAAGTGTCCAGTTTCTTCTTGAAATCTAAATAATTTCTGTCCTCTTTTTCCTATCATATCCTCATACCTTGATTTTGCAACTCTAGCAAGGGTAAGTCCATCCGATCTGTGAATTATTAGCCCTAAATCTGCCTTATTATACCACATTGAACTCTCTTCTATATCATAAAGTGTGGGTATTTCAATATTCCCCTCTTTGTCCTTGCTCAATTTGCGAGGATGAGCAACCACAAGCACATGAACGTCATGACGCGAAGCAAACCTTTTTAAGGTCTTTATAAACCATCCAATATACAGTCTCATTGGGTCGCCCGTTGTATCGTGGTCTAATTCATTAAAAGGGTCAACGACAATTACATCGCAGTCATGTTGGACTACCGCAACTTGCATTCTTTCTATAAGCCAATGCAAGTCAACATTATCTTCAAAAGAAGGTACGATAACACTAAAGTTTTTATCTATCCATCTATTGCAATTAGTTTGCTTTAAAATGTCAGCATTATACCAACCGCCATGAAAATATTCATATTCATCTAAATACCATTTTCTTAACAATCGCAAGTGATCGGTCTGTGGTTTCTGTTCAAAACTTGCAAACCCTATTTTTAAACCATGACTTTTTACCAACTGACACATCATGTGATTAACAAAGGTAGACTTTCCCGAACTAGGATGCCCCGTTACAACAGTAAAATCACCCCTTCTAAGTTTAAAATTTTCATCAAAGTCTCCCATGTTTAATTCATAAACAAACTTCTCTTCTATAGGTGGCAATTCTGAAAACTTAAAAACACCATCAACCTTACACCACCTTGCCCTCTTTATAGACGCATGTACACCCTTCTCTCCATATTTTTGAAATGTATCGTTTAGGTCTTTGCATCCCTTGGGATATGAAATATATTTACACCTTGCTCTCCCAAGACGTATTGACAAGTCATCACGCAAAACTTGCCCCGAAGCATCGCCATCCGTGCAAATAATTATTTCTTTACAGCTATCTAAAAGGGGCATTGCATCACGCAAGTAAGAATACTTTTGGCTTGTATCGTCTCTTTCGGGGTCAATGCTTTTAGATGGTGCGCCATCTGGAACGCTCATAGACCTTATGTAACCACATTGAATGGCTGTTAAGCAGTCAATCTCCCCTTCAAATATTAATAACGGCTGATCCGACAGCGTGTTGTCTGCTATTACGTTTCTATTATAGAAAATCTTTTCCCCGCCCTTTGACTGCATAAATTTCTTATCAAGGGTGCGAAACTTGCTGTTTACTATTTCTTCTTCTTTATAATATGGAAATGCAATCCAATCAGAGCCACGAAAATTTACGGACTGAACCCCCATCCTTACGGCTACCTCTAAATCTATTCCCCGACCCGACAGAAAATCCGCCTGACCCTTTGTAAGCGGAAGTAGTTCCGCTTTTCCATCCACAGTTATGACATAAGACATATATATCCCCTTCCGTATATCTAATTCCAAGACAGTGATCTCTTCTGTTCTTCCTTTGATCACTGCATTTAGGGCATCTGCACCTCTTCCATCCATTGAAAGTGCCACCCACTAAAATGCCCTCTAACTCCGAAGCAAGGGCATTATTCCTTTTTAAAAAGTTGTATATTAACTGTTCCATCTACAGTTTTCTACAGTTACCTGTTCCCCGGCGTTGGTTTGCAATCGATTTAAATTCTATTTTCAAAGCCATCCTCCCAAAAATTTTTCTTTTTCGCGCTCTCTATCCAATCTTTCCATCCGTCAGACTGTAGCCATTTCTTGGGATTGTATATAAACTTTTCCCCCGAAAGTGCGTAGTTTTTTGCGCATTCAACTAACTGTTCAGCAGTCACATCTTTAACTACTTCATCAAATATTTTTCTTGCACTATCCCTTCCCGACTTAGGCCATCGTCTAGGCTTGCCACTATCTAAAACACCTTGCGGGTACGAGTCAATAAAAATCTTCCATAATTTGTCACTCTTATTTTCTTTTATTTCTTTTCCTTCTTTCTTTTGTGTGTCGCTCCTGTGTCGCTCCTGTGTCGCTTTTTCGAAGCTATCTTGATAAATGCTGTAATTACAAATAGTTACTAGTGTCGTTCCTGTGTCGGTTTTTAGGTCTATCATTCCATGATTTACAAATGTTTTTAGTGCGGTTCTTAAAGACCTAATTGACATATTGACATCCAAAGAAAGTCTTCTCAGACTAGTCATGTACTGACCCCTATTAATAGAAACTGGACAACCAAATCTATCGATTGTAAGATCGGTAAAAGCAACTGACTCTATTAAATAAAGCCACAATACTTTGTAGTCATTGTTTTTAAGAGCGGGGTTTTTAAGCCAACCCCTATGCATTCTAAACCATCCGTTACCGCTCATCCCACAAGCCCTTTCTAAACTCCGCAACTACCACCATGACCAGTTATATCACAAATGTCATGCGTCTCCACAGCTTCCTCAAACTCTTCTCCCAACTTCTTGACCGCATCATTGTAAGGAACACTTGTTAAAGGCTGTCCGCCCCTACAAGCATCTGGGTAACAAGTAAACCCCCTTAGTCCATGTGCATACTTTGCAAGAGTGTAGGCAAAATCCTTTACTGTGTCGTGGTTGTTGTTTTTACTTCCCCATTTTGGAAGGTTTATAGTAGAAGAAATCGCCATGTCAACATATTTCTGAACATCGTACTGAAACTTTATTCTTCTTTCGTAGTCTTCCGCCAAGTCTAATGCGCTTTCAATGCTTTCTGGCTTTACTCCGTAGATGTCTATCATTTCTCTAGCGCAAGCATCAACAACATACTGATAGTGCCATCTTTCATTTTTAAGGTAACGTCTTTTGTAGGCAACTGCAAATACGGGTTCAATTCCAGTACTTGTACCCGCGATAATTCCTATTGTCCCTGTTGGCGCAATTGCTCTTTTAGCTACTGACCGACCAATAGACAGGCTGTCACAGAAAGTATCCGCTGTATGATTTGAAACAGACTTGTATATTTGTAACCATTTGTGCAAGTCATCAGTCACTTCATACTTAGAGTTTCTTTGAATGAGCCATTCGTGCATACCCATTAACCCCAAGCCCAATCGTCTGTTCTTTTCCCTTGTTTGATAAATTTTTTCATAAGGCAAGTCAGCAACCATTGTTCCGCAAACTAAAAACTTAGTAGCCAACTCAACAACATCTTTAAGCTGTCTCATGTCTTCAATTCTAGCCAAGTTAATACTTCCCAAGTTGCACAAATCGCTATCGTCAGATGACGTAACTTCACAACACGCGTTACGCAAAGTATCGTCTTCCTTTTCAAAAAAGTTAAAGGAAAAGCCCGGCTCTGCTGTCGAAAGTGCTTGTTGACTGTTCAACATAAAGGTTTCTCCGACATCACCGCTTTCCCAGTAGTCCATTAACCATTTAGTATTGTAGTTAAGTGATATATTGGTCATGTCTAAGGGGGCGGGAAAATTAAAATCGTCTTGTTTTGCATCAAATAATGTGTAACCGCTTTTGCCCACGGGCATTTTATGCCAATTTTTAGAGTTTAAAAACTCAATGGCATCCCCGTGATCATATCTTAATGAGGCATAAATTGCTGATCTTCTGCTACCACCTTGCATAACAGACCGACCCAGTTCGTTTATCATTCTAGCCTTTTCTACTGCTCCACTAGCAGTACCGCCTGTACCAGCCAAAAGACTTCCTCTTGGTCTGTATATTGAGTAATCAATACCTATTCCACCGCCCGTCATTAAACAGCTCTCCGCCTTCCAACTAAGGTTAGCCCAATCTTCCCTTGAATCTTCTTCAGCCCTTAAAAGAAAACAGTTATTAAAAAACTTTCTTTTCTTCCCCGCATAAAACAGATACCTTCCACCCGCAATAAATCTTAAATTGGTAATGTGGTCTTTCAGTTCAGCCTTCTCGCTGACAGACATATTGTCACGGCAGACATCCTCTACCAAGGTATGAGCCAACTCTTGCCAGTTGCTTGCGCCTTCATGTTTGTATTTTGCGTCAAAGATAGATTCCGAAAATTGGGATCGAAACATAGGATTTCTATTAGACTTCCAACTCATTTTTATTTTCCCTCAATTGTTTAGCGAAGATATCTCTCCACTCTAATAATAATAGTTTAGCTTTCGGGTCGCCCCGCTTAATAAGGCGAGCCAGTTTCCTAACTGACACCTCAGGAACAGTTGCAAAAGAGCAAATAGAAGGGAAATCCTTTTCATCCGTCAATAACCATTTCAAAGCATCATCCCTTGTCTTCTTATGCTTCCACTCAGGCCAACTTGGATTTACCGACCTACCAAAACCACCCGCATCAAGCAAGGCTTGCAGTATTACGGCTCTCCATAATCTGTTGTTAGCATTTAACCAAACCCCAGTCAACTACAATCTCCTTTGCCTGTTCAACTGATCTAGCAACAGCAACCTTGCAATTGTTGCTGACCAATTGTTTGTGTATCTTTTTTTGCACTGGAGAAAGAATGCCAATTGGAGTTTTGATCTCTAAGCCGTAATACCTTCCTTTAAACACTAATTGAAGGTCAGGCCACCCCGCAACTAAACCCGCTCTTTTTAGTTTACCACCTCTTATCATGCCACCGCCACCAGAAGGAAACGCTGTTAACATTACCTTATCTTTTAGAATGGTTCTAATGTATGATACTATTTCTGTTTGTAAGACTAGTTCGGGTTCTTTTCGTTTTGTGCGCTTTTTTCTTGGCATTTTTAAGTATTACAAAAAGTATATTGACTAGTCAATGTTCATTTTAAAAAAAGCAGGAAGCGGCCGTCCTTTTTGCGCTTCAATAGTAACTATTAATTTTATGATATATAAAAAAATTATTGACATAGCAATTATTTGTTATATAAGGATAATGTGTGCTGAGTACGAGGCCTTCGTAGCACCCGCAACATAGGGCGACAGGGATGGTAGGACATCTTACAGTTTATTTGGTCTGGCCACCAGACACACACATAGAAAGATGAAACATGACTATTTATACCAACATGATTGATGACCCCGAAATGATAGATATGGCCTTGCCCGAATCATTGACTAATTATCTAGGACAGGACAACTACGATAGCGGAACAATACCAGTTGATATATCTGCCACAAGATTAAAAGACACTCCTAGAATTGGTAGATTGTGGAGTGTCCACAAAGACAAAATAGAATTGTCAATTACTAATAAAGGGTACGCAAAACTTGGAGAAGCATGGCATAAGGCGATGCAAGACAATGCTCCAGATCACTGGATATGTGAAAAAAGATTTTACGCAGAGGTGGACGGAAAGATTATATCTGGCGCAATAGATGCGCTTGAGCCAATAGGGGACAATACCTATAATATAATTGATTATAAATTAATGACCGCATATAAAGCACAAACAGACTTGGGTGATTTTGAAAAGCAACTAAATATATATGCTTATATATTAAGGCAAAACAATTTTAAAGTAGGAGGATTAACAATTTCCGCAATACTTAGAGATTGGTCTGACAATAGGGTTGGGCAAGAAGGCTACCCAAGAACGCAATTTCCAGTATTCGTGATTGATCTTTGGAAAGAAGAAGAAGCAGAACGCTATGTTAAGGAAAGGGTTAAACACCATACCTCAGATGAATTGCCGTTATGCGCAGATGAAGAAAGGTGGATGTCAGACCCAAAGTTTGCGGTGATATCGGAAAAGACAAACAAAACAATCAAACTATACAGCACTATGGAAGAAGCACTAAAACATCAAACAAAAGTGCCAACTAGGGTTGAAAAAAGGAATGCAGAGCCAATTAGATGCAAGCGATTTTGTGAAGTTGCTCCGCATTGCGATCAATATCAAGCAGAACTTGTAGCACATGAACTAGAAACAACATGAGGGAAAAATGGTTAAGAAAATAACTTTTAATGAAATTTGGGATAACTTTACATCACATAAGATAAATGAAAGAGACATTGATGTAAGGGAAATTCAACAAAGGAATAAAACTGTAAAACTTTATTACTATAAATGGAGCAGTTGTTGGAGAGAGGTCGTAAAAAGATATCCCAATAGCACTTATGAATTTGAAAGATTTGAAAGGGATGGGAAGTTATACGACTGTATGTATTACGCAGATAAGTCGGCATCTGTACATTGTACAGTCAATATAGAAGGTCATAACAGAAAAATGTTTTTACCAGTAATGAACTTTAAAAATATGTCTATTTCAAATCCTAGTTCAAGAGAAATATCTGACAATAAAATGAGATGCTTGGTAAAAACAATTGCGATGTTTGGTCTTGGTTTGGACTTATATGAAGGTGATTACGAGCCAGAACCGCCAACAGAAACAACTGAGGGCAATATAATTAACCTTGACGAAGAAAGACAAGCGGAAGAGGATAGAGGAACAGACGAAATAAGAGAGTCTCTCTACAGGGAAGCAATAGATAAAATCAAAAGCAAAAATGATACAGCGAATTTCTTTGTACAAAACAAAGACAAGTTTTCAGACTTGAAAACACGCGATTTTGATGCGTGGAAAGAATTGTGCAATGAAATAAAGAGCCATAAGGAAAATTTAATAGAAAAGGAGAATGTTTAATGGCAGAGGAATACGACAACACCAATTCGGGCGCGATGTTTTCGCCCAGTGATATTGATATTATACGTCAAGGTATGGTTGATATAGAAGGTGAGAAAAATCACATGCTTATAGTTAAGAACAAAAGCAGAGAAGGCGATTCTTATTATAATATGTATAAGCAAGTGGGGAAAATATATGAAACCGATAAGAAGAAAGAAACGGATTCAGATATGGACGGGTCAATGCAGACCGCCAAAGGAGATTATAAATTTTGGCTAAGAAAGAAAACTAGCCAAAAAGGAGTAGAGTTTACCTCTGTTAGTTTAGCTCCCAAAAGAACTAACGGTTCACAAGCTGTGGACAATAAAGAGAAGGACAAATCTTCCGATTTGAATGAAGAAATCCCATTTTAAAGTAAGGAGAGTACGTTCCCTTGCTCACTTAAATAGAGTAAGGGGAATGTACTGCCTTGTATGTGGAAACCCACCAAGGAATCATGCACATCACATTACATATTCAGAAAAGTCAGGCATGGGTCTTAAGGTAGGAGATCAGTGGACTGTACCTTTATGTCCAATATGTCACCATGAACTTCACACATGCAAGTACGGAGAAAAGTTATTTTGGATTCAAAACGGAATAGACCCAATAGAAAAAGCAAAGGAATATTGGCATGAGTATAATACTTAATAAGTCGCCAACAGTCAGTTACAACCTGTTGTTGCCCCTTGACCAGTACAATAAACTTAAAGAAATATCTATTAACGAGTCAATGAAGAACGGAAAGATGGTATCGATGGCTCAGTTAATCCGTGATATAATAGACAAGCATTTAGAAAAGTCGAACAATGAAGCCAATACCTAGAAAAGCATTTACTGATGTAAGCGGGTTTGAGGCAAAGAAACATGCAATTAGGCAAACAACAGAAGGTGTTTGGCAAATAACATTTACAGTTGCGGAATTTGGAAATGCAGATTGGCTCGTGTTTGCTCCTACAGGACTTCCGTTGGCTATAGGCCTAAAGGCTTTAGACTACGACAATCCAGAACCAGAAGAAGAAAGTCCATATAAAAAATACATTACTAAAAGTGTTATGCTTTGTAAGGACGAAAGATTTCAAAAATTTATGGGAGCAACAAACGAAAGCGAGTGCGCAGATGCGCTTAAGAAACATTTAAAAATAACGTCAAGATCGGAACTAGGAGAAGAAGGGCCGCCCGCCTCGAAACTTAGAATGAATATTGACCGCTTAATAGACAGTTTTAAGTCTTCTTTGCTGCAGCGTACCAAGTAATCGTTTCTGATTAATCCCCGACATCCTAGTCCAATCTTCAATTTCTTTTATAGTCCTATAGCAACCTTTACAAAAAGAAGTTTTTATATCAACAGAGCAAACATTATTGCACGGAGATGTAAGTTTAGGCTGTCTATTAAAATCTTTAACTAAACCATTATATCTATATATTTTAATCTGATTCAAGTGCCAATATTCTTTTAATTAAGCGTTCCGCTCTTGCTTTTGTTTGTTTGTGCCACCTAGAATTACGCATTTCAGAAGCCATTTCAGACCATCTATGATCATTGCATGCGTCTATAGTGCGCCGAAATTTTGAAAGTCTTGGCATTCCGAGTTGGAAGCACATATTTGCCGTGACTAATTTTGCGTCCTCAGGAAGAGTGTCCCATGCCTTGAATATTTTTTTACAGTCATTGATAGTAACTTCTATGTCTTTATCAAACCAATCCCCAACCTTATCTTTACTGACGGCTGTTCCTACTGGCTTCCCATATTCGTCATCACTTTTGAGAATTAGATGTCCAATTCCTGCCGTCAAATGATTTTCACTACATAAGTATGTCTCATATTTGCAACCCTCGTCAAATGTCAGATCTTTCATAAGTTTTTCTGTAAAATATTCCATTTGTTTTTTCCTTTAAAAGTTTATAATAAGATTCCGTTAACTGCATTAATCTTTATTTTTGTTATGTAACTGAAACAAAGACTCTATTTTCTTTTCAGTTTCCTTTAC